AAAGCAGATGAGTTATGAACCCTTTGACTTACCTTACGTTACCTACAGGAACTATAAGCCGGACTTTGTGGACAAACGCACAGGGATATTGATTGAGTGTAAAGGGTTCTTTAGGGACGGAGATCTACATAAATATAAATCAATTAGGGACACGGAGGGGGTGCATTTAGTTTTCCTTCTCTCTGACCCAAATAAGAAGGTTAGAAAAGGCGCTAAATTAACAATGGGACAGTGGTGTGACAAAGAAGGCTTTGCACACTTTACCCTTAACAACGTAGATGAGTTGGTGAAATATGTTGACGCTTACTGAGCTTAAGGAACGTGTGATACAAGAGTACGACCCTGACTTACTTGTGGAAGTATTAGAGATCACCACAGAGGAGTTATTGGAGAGGTTTGAGGATAAGTTTATAGAGAACATTGAATCATTTGAGGAGTTGACTTAATGAGGTGGGTTTATGATAAGGTAAGCGGCTTTTACGTAGACTCTGAAACAGCGCCACTAAGGGCGGCTGCCATTGTTTTAGCGGATAAAGCTGCGGAAGCTAAGGAAGCTGAAGCAAATAAATCATACACGGAGAAGGTTATGGGCCCTAAGCGAGAAAGTCTAGACGATGCAACTGCTGAGGAGTGGGACGCAAGTTGGAGGGCTATGTACGGTAGAGGCACTCCATCAGTTACTGCGGGGGCAGAATCAGTAATTACAGGGTTAAGTACCGTGCCTACTGAGGGGTACTTCAACACCCCTAAACACACCACTACAAAGGATAAGCAAGTAGGAGGTAGCCACTACACTAAGATGACTATACAACCCAGAGAGTACATCCTAGCTAATCAGATGGGGTACGATGAGGCCAATGTAGTTAAGTATGTATCAAGACACCAAGACAAAGGCGGCGCTCAAGACATTAAGAAAGCAATCCAGTACCTAGAGTTCATCTTAGAGGATCAATACAATGGAAATAATTAAAGGTAACTTCGGTAAGGCTAAGGAAGAGCCTAAGAAGAAAGCAAATGGGGCTTTGGAAGTCATCAATGCAATGAGCAGCTTACCCAACATTGCAGAGTACGAAGACTGCTTGATCATACTGAGGGGGAAAGAGAACAACATGCTTTCCTTCGCCTCCAACATGAACATTGAGTCATTGATCTTTGTGTTGGAACAGGTTAAGCTTTCGGTAATGATGGGTGACGATGAGGAGTTAGTTTGATGAAGATTGAGATTGAGGTGGATGAGTTTCAATTCACCGAAGAGGTGGTCAGTAAGTCCATTAAGGAGTCAATTGATTCTGTAGGACTTGACTTAGATGGGGATGAGGATCTACTAAAGGCACTTAAGTTAGTTTATATGTTTTACACCGGAGACGAATACAAATGAATGATCTAAACACACTTATACTTATTGATAATACAGATAAACCGGAACAAGTCACATTTGGTAGCTTGCCTGTAAACTCTGTTTTTAAAGCGGGTGGTTCAGTTTATTTGAAGATTGAGAATTATTCCAGAACTTCAGCCCTCCACCTAAAAACCGGATACGCTAATGATGCCGTTTCCGACTGCCAGCTAGTGTTCCCATTAAAAGCCACCTTAACCATAGAGAAAGCTTAATGAATGATCTAATGCAAGGTGACTGCCTAGAACTAATGAAGAAAATACCTTCTTGCTCGGTTGATATGGTATTGGCTGACCCACCTTACGGCACAACGTCCTGCAAGTGGGATACGGTGCTTGATCTGCCCGCAATGTGGGCCGAGTTGAAGCGCATCGTTAAGCCCAACGGGGCTATATTGATGACGGCAAGCCAGCCTTTCACGTCTGCGCTGGTCATGAGTAATGTGTCGAGCTTTAAGTATTCAATGGTCTGGGAAAAGACAACGGCATCGGGCCACTTGAATGCAAAGAAAATGCCGATGCGCGCTCACGAAGATATCCTAATATTTTACGAACAGCTCCCGAAATATAATCCGCAAATGACGCAAGGTCATCAAAGAAAGACTGCGAATATGGTAGATCGAGGCAAAAAACTATCTGATTGTTACGGCGCACAGAAGGGGACTACTTCTTACGATTCAACTGAAAGGTATCCTCGCAGCGTTCTAAAAACATCTACAGACAAACAGAGATCAAAGCACCATCCCACCCAAAAGCCAGTCGCGCTGATGGAATACATGATCAAGACCTACACAGACGAAGGCGAAACGGTGCTCGACTTCACAATGGGCAGCGGCACAACGGGCGTTGCTTGCGTTAACACTAATCGTAACTTTATAGGCATTGAGTTAGATGCGGGCTATTTTGAGATAGCGAAAGGTAGAATAAATAACACACAAAGAGAGAAAGCTTAATGAATAACGTAGAACAAGAACAGTACGGCCCTAAGATGCCCATTGCAGCACAGAAACACGCAGAAAAGTACAGACTGGAGGGGGAGAGCTTTTATGAAGCCCAAACTAGATTTGCTTCAACACTTAAGGACAGTCATGAGCACTTCATTGCTCTACGTGATATCCTTCTTAATCAGCGCTTTATGGGTGGCGGACGTACTCAAGCAGCCATTGGAGCGCCCAGAACACTTACTGCCTTTAATTGTTTTGTTAGTGCTACTGTGGATGACTCTATGCAATCTATTATGGCAACTGCTACACAGGCAGCGGAGACTATGCGCTTGGGTGGTGGTATTGGCTATGACTTTAGCAACCTACGCCCTAAGGGAGACAATATTGTATCCTTGGGCAGTCGTTCTTCCGGCCCAGTAAGCTTTATGAAGATCTACGATGCAATCTGTAAGACCATAGCCAGCGCAGGGCACCGTAGAGGCGCACAGATGGGTGTGCTACGTGTAGACCATCCGGACATTGAAGAGTTCATTAGAGCTAAGCAGAACAGCACTGAGCTTACGGCCTTTAACATATCCATAGGGATTACAGATGAGTTTATGGAAGCAGTGGAAGCAGGTGGTAAGTTCCGTCTGGCCTTTGAAGGTCGAGTCTATAAGGAAGTCAACGCTCGTAACCTTTGGGAGGAAATCATGCGTTCGACTTGGGAGTGGGCTGAGCCGGGTGTGTTGTTTATTGATCGTATTAATGAGTTTAATAATCTTTATTACTGTGAAACCATTGCCGCCACCAACCCCTGCGGAGAGCAACCATTGCCGCCGTTCGGAGCCTGTTTACTGGGATCATATAACCTAACCAAGTACTTAGTACACTCTACAGCTATTGATCCTGATTGCTACGAGTTTAACTTTGCTCTGTTTGCTAAGGACATCCCTATAGTAACGAGAGCTATGGACAACATTCATGACAATACAGTATTCCCCTTGCCGGAGCAAGCTGAGGAGTCACGCCTTAAGCGTAGAATGGGCATAGGACTCACAGGGGTGGCTAACGCAGGGGAGATCTGTGGCTACACCTACGGTAGCCCTGAGTTCAACGAATGGCTGGAACAGGTCCTCACGGTGCTTAGGGACACTACCTACAACACCTCCGTAGATTTAGCCATAGAGAAGGGTGCATTCCCTTTGTTTGATGCAAATAAGTACTCTAAGAGTAAGTTCATTCAGACCTTACCTAAGAAGCTACAGCAGCGTATTAAGAAGAACGGTATACGTAATAGCCACTTGCTTAGCATCGCCCCTACGGGGACTATAAGCCTCACAGCGGACAATGTAAGCAGTGGCATTGAGCCTGTGTTTAGCCATACCTATGACCGTACCATACAGACCTTTGATGGGCCCGTAGTTGAAGAGATCAGTGACTATGCCTTTAGGGAGTACGGAGTCAAAGGTAAGAAGGCTACGGAGTGTACTGCGGACGAACACTTAAGTGTGTTGGCTTTGTCCAGCCGCTACGTAGACTCTGCGGTGAGTAAGACTATTAATGTCGACCCTGATCTTCCTTGGGATGACTTTAAGGAAGTGTATCTAAATGCTTGGAGGCTTAACTGTAGAGGTGTCACAACCTTTAACCCTTCCGGAAAGAGGTTCGGTATCTTAGTGGAGAAAACAGTTGTGGATGAGCCTACGGCATGTTATATAGACGTTGAAACCGGCATACGGAGTTGTGAGTAATGAGTATATGGACACTAGAATTTATTATTGTAAACCCTATAGCCGCTTTTCGAGAAATTGAGCGGTTGAAAGCAGAGGTTGATCAATTGAAGTTTAATCGTGACATTGACGAAGTAGGTTATGATGGTACGGTGATGAGTGATGAGTAAGTAAACCAAAGTCTTCACCCTTGCTCGTAACTTA